GTATCTCCATATGTGGATACAAACCTTTTAAATATACACATATCCAATTATCAGAATCTAATCCTATACATTTTTTTGCACCATAATAATCTGCAAGGTGTAATAAAGTTCCTACACCAGTTCCTAATACACATACTGTTTTATCTTTAACATTGTCTCTTATCCATGTTTCATATGCGTCATACTTTGAAGTATCTAATTGAAATATTTTTGAGTTGTGTCTAGTTAAATGACCTAGAGCTAATAACCAAAATGGTTCTCCTTCTGTGACTTCGGGTATCGGTATCGGGTTATATTCTTTAGTCTGAATTTCCATCTTTCTTAGACTCCTTTTTTAAGAACTTTTGCAATTCACTTGTCGAACCGACATATAGGTGATTGTGTTGAGTTCTTACTGAACTATCATCTTTCTCTAAGTCTTTCAACTTCTTTTGTATGTCGATTAACTTTTCTGCAGTTTCGGATACAGTCTTTATAAGTTGTCCAGCAACCTCATATGCACGAGGGTGTTCTGTTTCCTTGGATAGTTCTAATATGCCGTCTATAGCGTCCTGACCTCGTTCTACGAGGTCGTATAGGTTCTCTCTAGCATATCTGTAGTCTGATTCGATATTCTTGTCCCTATCAGGTAATTTAACTAATCGGGTTTCTTGTTTGATATCAGAGTTGATATCTAGAAGATTATCTAACTTTTGGTCTATTTCTTTTGCCATAATTATCCATCACTAGCGGTGTCTTCTTCAAATGTATTACCACCACCTTCATCATAAAAAGTCACGGTTTCTGCAACCACAAATGTATCACTTGGGTCGACAGAACCTACAAATTTCAAGTTTGTATTTGCATTAAAATTAACTTGATTACTTAATACAATCGATAATTTATCACTTGCAATACTTGAAATTGTTGGATTCGTTGATAGATTTGTACCAAACACTTCGTCTCCAACACTTATCTTACTATTTATTGCACTTGGGAAAGTGACTGTATTTGAGTTGGATACTGCATTTGTTCTTGCAGCGAAGGCTGGTTCGTAGTGTTTGACTTCCTTAACCAATCCTGAATTATTAATTTCTGTTGAAGTGAATCCAGCTGCAACACTATCGTTTATATAATCTCTTTCAATAACATTCTTAATGACCTCTCCAGTATAAACAGGGCCAAAGAAATATGTCTTCATAGTAAATTCTAATGTGTACTCTATAACTCTTCTTTCTACAAACTCTCCTTCATATTGGTCGTCCATTGCAACAGAATTTAAAAAGACTGGAACATCTCTTACCTCACTCATACTGTCAACCATTTTCATTGATACTGTATATTCAGGTTGAAAGTATGGGAGTATTTGTTCTACTATTTGTAATGCGTCTATAGCATTCTTTGATAATATTGATAATGTAAAGGTTAGATTATATGGTGCTGGTTGATATTGAAAACCTCTCTTTCCAACATCAGAAGTTTCTAAAACTGTTTTCTGAGTTCTTATAAGTTTGTTCTGTTGTCTTGACGCATCATATTCAAATCCTGTCAATTCAAAAGCCATACGAGGTAAAGATATAGAAGTGACATTCCCGTCTTTTGCTTTTACATCGTCCTGTAATCTTAATAGAAACTTTTGTTTCGGCCCATAAGATATCGGAACTAAATTTTTAGACAATACTGTTCCGTCTGCTTTTATTTTGCTCGTGTATATATTATTGAACAAAGTACCGAATACAGAAATCGACCTTTTAATAGTTTCGTTGTAAAAAAATGTTCCGAACATTATGGTTCACCAAAAGGATTCACTTCACTAAAGTCTAAGTAATTACTATCCTTATCTTCAAAGTCTTTATTTTGTGCAGAAGATAAGTTTTCAAATGTGAGAACATCTACAATACTTCCTATAGGTCTTGCAGTTGTAGAAGATACACCCGTGAGTACATCTCCAACTTGTAGTGTCTTAGTGTTATCCTTAATTGTAAGTTTATTTGCTTGTGGTTGCCATAGTACAACCTCTCCAACTGTCGTTGTGACTCCGTCAATAACAGTAGTTAAATTCTCTCCATGAGTATAGTTTCCTGAACCAGTCATTGTGAGTTCTATTGTGTAAGCTTGGTCTGCTTCTACCAAGTCTGCAGAAGTACCAGTATCGAAATCTTCTCCACTGTATTCGAATAGGGATACTTGCATTTTGAAAACATATATTTTTCCTAATTGATAGAAAGGGTCGGGGTCTGAAACAAATCTGATTTCAAATAAATGACCTGTCATAGGGAAGTAAATCAAATCACCCTCGTTAGGTCTTGCAGAAACTACAAGGTTAGAATCAAGAGAAACAAATCTTTCCCATGTTCTAACACTCATTATGAACTCGGCATCGTCATTAATATCGACACCAAACTTAGTGGCTAAATCCTCTTGTCCCTCATAACCTTCGACATTTGAAAGATACATTTCAACGGAATAGGCGTCACCAAATGTGGCCTGTACATCTTCCGTAAAAATTGTGTCTTCTTCTACTATTTGTCTTGGTAGATATAAGACATCATGTCCATACATTCTAAGTGACTCAACAATCAAATCCTCTACAAGATGTTGTTCAGTTGCTACTGCATGGTTAAAAAATACATTTGTAGGCATTTATTACCCCATTAAGTCCATGATTGGAAGTTCATAATTTAATCTTGACTCTTCCTCTAATTTTGTTATTTCCTCTTGTGCTTGAGATTTCATTTCCGAAGCGTCTAAAGTTATTCCGCCTGGCAAAGTAATCCCTTGAAATTTAGATAAGTTTTCACCCCACTGATATTTGACTAATGCAGTTGAATATCTTTTCAACCACATATCGTTATAGATATCTGTGAAATCGTTAGGGTCTATTTTTCTATGACATTCAATGATAAGAAACTCGTTTGCATTTAGAGCTTCTATATCTGCATCTAGATACAATCTATTCATGTGTTGTTTGTATCTAATAGGAACCTGTCCGACAAGTATATTGTCTAATAAAGAAATGTGTTCTTGTACCATGTTATAATACAATATATTTGTTGCAGACAAATCATATAAATCATTCAACCTTAACTGATATCTAAGGTCAAACATATTGAGATTGTGTTTATCAGTGAATGGGAAAATTCTATTCACTGCAAGAACAAACTCAGGTAATACGATATAATTTTGTTGTTGTTTTACTTGTTGGTCTGTGTATGCATGAGTACCAGCTGAAGTCTCTGTAAAGGTCTCGTCTGACCTCATAGTCACTAGATTATCAGAAGTTAGTTGGTGTTTTAAGTATACACGGATAGAACCGTCATAATGGTACTCTTGGAAATACTGAACGGCCTCGTCAATTCTGTCATCAAACTGGTCATCGTCCACATTGATTTCTAGAACAGGAGCTCCCAGTTTTCTCTTAATGTATTCTTTTAATGTTGCTTTACTGTTCGGTGTTGCCATAATAGTAGTATTCCTCTCGTATACTACTATTTATACCTTTTTTATTCTTGGAAGTAAGTTTTATGTTGAAGACGGTCAAGTTTTTCGTCAATCTTGTTTAAAGTGTTCTGAATCCTTACGAAATCGGCCTCTATCTGTTCCCTAGTGGCATAGTCTTTCGCAATCTCTTCTCTAGTCTTATTGACGAGGATATCTAGTCTTTTTTGTTCTGATAATACATTACGAATTAAAAAACCTAACGGTGCTATGATTACCGTTATGATAAGATTCCATATTATGTAAGGTGATATAGTGATTTCCATATTGTTATTTATGGAAACTACTTCTTTAAATGGTCTCCGTCTATCTCAAAAAGATTCCAATCGGGAGTTTCTTTAGTAGGTGGAACTATGAGCTCATAGTTTTGATAACTTATACGATAGTCATTCATATTGAATGCTACACTGTATCTAGTTTTACCACTAAAATTTGGTTCAACCATATGGATTAATCCACTAGGAAATAAAAGAAGTGTGCCTGATATAGGTCTTTCAGTAAATAAATCACTTACTTTAGAATTGTGAGGGAAGTTATGTAATGATTGGTCATTTTTATCTGTAAAGAGAATGTCCCCTTCTCCTCCTTCTGCTTGTATGTAGAATGCACCACTATACCAACAACCATTATGTCTATGTGGTCTATTCCATGCACCGTCAGGTGTATTAATATTCATCCACATATTACCCATTGATACTTGAACTTTTTCTGTGTTTATATTATGAAAAGGTAATACCTCATGATTAAACTTGTCTTGAATGATTCTATAAAGTCTATGCCAAATAGGTCTTTTATCTGTACCGTCATTTGATTGCCAACCACTATGTGCATTTGATACAAAACGACCTACAGGGTCTTTCTTTCTCAAAGCGTCCATATCATCTTTTAACTGACATAGGTATTCTTCTGTTATCAATCCTTCCTCTACTAGGTTGTATTTCCATAGCATTGTAGGGAACAATAATCTAACACTCATAATCTATTCTCTATCTAATTTTTTAGACTCCGAACCGTCCCAGTTCAAATCTGTTAACTCACCTTGTTTGTCCTTAAAGTCTTTTTTATGCATAGGACATTCGGGTGGTGGGTTTACCTCTTCGGGTTTTTTATATAATTTATTCTTTGGTTGCCACATCTTTGCATTCCTGTATCCACCTATATTTAGTTTGTCATTCGGAGTCCCATCTTGATTTTGTAATTCCATTGACCTCTGCCATTTTTGCATGGAGTCATCATTAATTGCATGATTCTGAAACCATTGTTGACTATCTGCAAAGAAATATGTTGCAGCCCATTCCTCTCTCTTGAAGGGGAATACCTGAACAAGAGGTGTATTCTTTTCTATTACAAACGAATGTTTAACTTTTGGATAAAAAATACATTGTGCATTATCCATGTTAACATTAAATTTATCGGTATCTATAACACCTTGCCAACAACTAAAAAATTTATTCTCAAACAAAAAGGGGTCTAGAAACAAAACAGAATAGCCAGGCGGTGTTTTAATATTCCAAAAATTAGTTATCTTAAATGCATCATTAACAGTCCCGTCTGCACCGTCATATGTTATACTATCTATGAGTTGTGAAGAAGGGTGTGAAGAAGAAAAGTTTGAGATTTCCTCTGTAGTAAATCTTTCACCACCGTCAGGCCAATCCCAATCACTTCCATTTCTAATTGGAATATCTTCTGATGCAACAATGTAATATCCCATTGTTAACCAATCTAACATTGAAGGACATGATTTTATAGTTTGTGTAATACGACCTCTGTGGTCGACTCGTATCTTCATTTTCCTCCACCAATCAGGTTGCAAGTCTTTAGCTGCAACTGGTCTGAATAAATCATGTGACTTATCATGAAATGTTCTAAACTCAATGGTTGGCATATCTATCTTCCCTATTCAAAAGTTTACATTCGTCACCTCTGATGACAATTGACCTTCTATCTATATATTTTGCTTCTTCTGAGGGTGCCTCAGCCCCATGTTGTATTCTTCCGTCAAACATGAGTAATCTATTTGGTTTAAAATCAACTGAACCTATTTCATAGTCGTCCATATATTCTAATATTCCACCCTCTACATGGTCGTTATAGAATCTTAATTTACCACCCCAGTTTGGATTCCAAAACTGATTGGTATAATATAAGAAAGAAATATTCCATTCGTCCCAAGCTGCACAATCACTATGACAAGTTCCATTTTGACCATGTGTCTGTGAATTTGCACCAGCATATTGAAACTTAGTCCATGTAAATCCAAAATCGGTTTGTAGTTTTCTATTCAACCACCTTGCCATATAATTTGGATATCCGTCTGCACCATTATAATGACCGTCTCGTTGGTCATGTCCTACTATAAAAGAAGCCCCCCATAGTTGGTGATTTGGTAATCCACCTCTAGGTGTATTCCATGTACCGTATCCACCTTTTACTTCATTTGTTTTTTGCCATGAACAATGAGACAAATAGTCATCTAATGCTCTATGTAAATTTGGTGCAAGATAATTATCTAATACATAGACATTATCTGCTAGGGGTAAGTCCTCTATGTAAAAAGGTTCGTCTATATGACAAATATTGATTGAATCAGTAGTCCAACCATTAAACTCTTCAAGGGACATTAGTCTCTGATTGTATCGTTAGGTGGTGGTAATTGTAAAAGATAATCCTCTAACGATTTGAGAGTGTCCTCTCTTGTTATTGCAATTTCTTTATATACACCTTCTGCAACACCAGCCAATGCATCTACATATTCTAAAACTCTTCTTGCATTTGACCTATGTGGGTGTGCTGAACCTTCTCTTGCAGCTATCAACACTTCCACCATATTATCAAAACCATATTTGATACATTGTGTTTCTTCATTGCTTCTAACGACATTTCCGACTCTACCAATATATTGATTATTCAAACTAACACCCATAGGTGGTTCTGCATTATCAATATAAGCTTCTATAGAATCTTTTTCTGTTTCTGATAAGGGAAGCATACCCTCTTGTTCTTCGAGTGGTACATTTTCTACCCACTTCTCTACTTTACATTCTATGTCGTCATAGACAAGAACATCATATTCAAAACCTAATTCAGGTTTATCGACTTGTTCGTGTTGCCATTCTAGTCCGTTTGGTTTTCTGATAGTGAGGTTTCCGTCCTCACAATAAATTAATGCATTCATAATATCTCCATTATATCACATAGATGAATTTTAGTAAACCTTCTTTTTGTATAAACTATTTTTATGTTTATTATAGAAGTCCAACATATTTATGTTAGAACAATCCATGTCTTTTATCCACGGCCCACCTCTAGTATAGTGAACTGCATGATGTGATTTTTCAATTGTATCGTACCCCTCAGTACATATTTTGTTATGAGGTATTTTACTAATTTGATTTGTCCATTCAAACTGGTGTAAGTATTTACCACTCTCAGTATTTACAACTTCGGGGGTAAGTTTTCTGCAATCTTCATGACCATTATTAAATATCATTAAACTAGACCATAACTTTTTAGGATAAGATACATTCTTCTCTCCATTAAATTTAGTTTCTTCATGGTTTTGAAAATCATATTGTACACATGCAACTGCATGTTCAGGGTCTAAGAAATAAAATAATGACATGGGTGTATGTTCCCATATGTAATCATCGTCTATAAAATAACTAATTCCTTCATAATTTTCTAGGTATGGAATTAAGAATCTACTGTATGTAAATTCAGTTGATTGATTTGCGTAATCCCTATTATATTCAGGAATCAATGATATGTCAAGTTTTTTTACTTCAACCTCGTAATCATTAAAGAACTCTGCACCAGCTCCACCACTTTTTGAAGCCTCTACTGCATTGTATATGGATTTTTCTGCAGTATCAAAAACTTCTCCGTGAGAAGAATCATAACCAAGATAAATGTTTACTGGTTTTGTCTTACATAGTCGTGAAACTTTTTTGTTAAATGCAAAGACCTCTTCTCTGAAATTGAGTCCTGCTACACTTGATAAAGACCATTCTATTTTACCCTCGGGAACCCATATTGCAGATAATGTATCTCCACCTAGACTTTCAAAGTAATCTAATATTTCTTGACAGTTTAATGTTGGTATATCTGAATATGCATTTGCATAATCAGTGACTAATGTTTGAAAATGTGGTTCGTCCATGGTTTCTAAAACTTTACATCTTATAGAGCCAGGGTGTATATCGAGTTGATAATTTAATGTATCCCAATCTGCAGTATCTAACAATCTTGTTCTGCCTTGTACTGGGTGTCTCAATCCTTCTTTTTGAATACTATTTACTAACCAGTGTGCTTTTGCAGAATGATAAAACGAGGAACATATCATACCCTCTTCTTCGTCATTCAACTCATTACAATCGGGGTGGTCACTAACAGTAGATAATTTTTGATACTCTTCTTTATTATTCATGAAATCCATTGAACCACCACCGATAGGGTGATTAGGTCTCAATTTTTCTGTCCAACCTTCATGTAGATATCTTAAATACTGATATGAATTGTGGTGTAGTTGACCAAATCCTCTACACTTACCTTCATTTATATCAGGTTTTATTCTTTCCCATGGAACTAAACGGACAGCTGGACATTTTTCTAGTGCATAAGAAAATACTTCAAATGCATTTTTAGATTCTTCTGATTCTTTTCTATTGAAACAATATTGTCCAAGTGAAACAGTTCCGTGTATACCCTGTGTATGACCAGTATTACGAAAAGTATAGTTGCGTGCTTTCTCAAGTGTGTCAATCTTATCTAACATACTTATATTTAGTGACTTAAATTAAGAGCTAATTGGTGTGCCTGGCCACTGTTGTTGTGCCACACCGTCCCACCTAGGTTCAGGTGTTCTACCTTGTCTTGCATATGTCGAAGGACTTCTATGGTCGTATGTAGAAGGTGTTTGTCCTTGTCTGATATATGTTGACGGACTTCTATATGAATAAGTATCAGGTGTTTGTCCTTGTCTAATATATGTTGACGGACTTCTATGGTCATATGTCACTGGTGTTCCACCTATATTTGGATATGTGGAAGGTGACCTATGGTCGTAAGTCGTAGGTGTTTGTCCTTGTCTTTCATAGGTAAACGGTGACCTATGGTCATATGTTGTAGGAGTTTGACCCTGTCTTTCATAAGTGAACGGTGACCTGTGGTCATAAGTCGTAGGCGTTTGTCCCTGTCTCTCATAGGTGAATGGTGACCTATGGTCATAGGTTGTTGGTGTCTGACCAGTTCTATTATAAGTGAATGGACTTCTATAGTTATAAGTAAACGGAGTCTGTCCAGTTCTCTGATAAGTTGAAGGTGACCTATAATTATAAGTGAACGGTGACTGCTTACTCCTAATATTAGGTTCCTGAGAACTTCTGATATTAGGTTGCTGAATATTTCTTATATTAGGTTGTTGTGCGTTCTTAATTGTAGGTTGTTGAGCATTTGCTGGATACCTTGCATTATATGTGAACGGGTTCTGTGCATTATGTGTAAATGGAGACTGATAGTTCGCAGGATATGTAAATGGATTCTGTGCATTATAGCTAAACGGGTTCTGAGCGTTCGCTGGATAAGTGAACGGATTCTGAAAAGACACTGGTTGTCTTGCATTTGCCTGATATGGTAATTGTGCCATTTTACTCTATACTCTCCATTATTTCTGCTGATGTTGTGGTAATCCAGGCCCACTCGGTATTTGTACTGGAGTCCTTGCACCATATATGTATGGACTCTGATAAGTTGCAGGCTGTCTCGCAGGTGCTTGATATGTAAACGGTTGTCTTGCATATGCAATAAACGGTTGTCTAGCGGGAGCCTGATATGTATTCGGTTGTCTTGCGTTTGCAATAAATGGTTGTCTTGCGTTTGCAATATAAGGTACACGATATGTAAAAGGTGACCTATGGTCATATGTAAATGGTGACCTATAGTTGTATGTAAAAGGTGACCTGTAGTTATAAGTGAACGGTGACCTATGGTCATAAATTACAGGTTGTCTTATATCCCTAATGTTCGGTTGTTGTGCATTTGCAATATACGGATACGGTTGTTGTGCAGAACGAATATTTGGTTCTTGACCAGCTGCAATATAAGGGTAAGGATTCTGTCTATTCCTTATGTTAGGTTCCTGTGCATTAGCTTGATACGGATATGCATTTTGCCTATTCCTTATATTCGGTTCTTGTGCATTAGCTTGATACGGATATGCATTTTGACGGTTTCTAATATTGGGTTCCTGTGCATTTGCCTGATATGGATATGCATTCTGTCTATTTCTTATAAACGGATTTTGTGCATTCGCCTGATAAGGATATGCGTTTTGAGCATTTCTTATGAACGGATTTTGTGCATTGGCTTGATATGGGTATGCATTTTGTCTGTTTCTGATATTAGGTTCTTGGGCATTTGCTTGATAAGGGTATGCAGTTTGTTTATTTCTTATAACTGGATTTTGTGCATTTGCAATATAAGGATATGCAATTTGCGTAGATTCTTGGCCAGACGCATTATTCCACCCATCGGGTGTCTTAAGATATATTTGGTCTACTGCCTTCCAAGTCGAACTGCCTGTTTTTACCCAAGCACCTTGAGTTGCATTCCAACCCGAAGGGGTTTTAACCTTCTGTGAACCTGACGCCATTTATTTCCTCACTCACTCAATTAAGAGTATAAAATCCATAAGTCACCAACTGCACCGTCTGAACCTGTAGGTGCAGAAGTTGATTGATAAACATTCCTTGCAGTACCACCACTGTTTGTTGCATTCGTAATTGTGACTGCACCAGTGTTTACTGCGCTTGGTGTAATTGTTAAATTACCTGTAGATGCACCTGTAAATGAACCTGTACCGAATGTGATTGCATCTGCACTTTCGTCCCAACCTATGAACACATTATCTGAACTTCCTCTTTCAATAACTAAACCTGCGTCATTTGAAGGTGAACCTGATGTTCCATTTCCTAGTTCTAATAATGCATCTGAAACTACTGTATTAGTAGTAGATACGGTTGTTGTTGTTCCGTTAACTGTTAAGTCACCTGATAGTGTTAGGTTTCCAAACTGAACATTACTTGATGTTGCAACTGCCTGACCGATACTAAACTCACCACCTGAATATGATACACCAGTTCCAGCACTTAAATGAGCTCTTACTTCTGCTGAATTTGGGCCGACATATGTAATAACACCACTTGAATTATCGTAGTTAAGTGAACCGTCTCCACCCGAATCTGTGACTGAGATAGCACCTCTTGCATCTGAGTCACCATATGCAGCCGAACCAGCAAGTGTTAATGTACCCGCTGCATCGTCATAAGTTGCAGTGATATTTGAACCACCAACTATAAGAGATGCAACTCTATCGTCAACTCTTTCGTTTGTAAAATATAAGTTTGAAGAACCTTCTGATAATGCATCGGTGTCTGCAAGTACAGTTCCACCTAATGCAGTTGAAGCTCCTGCGATTGTGATAGTTGAATTAGCTAATTTTGCATTTGTGATTGAACCAGCTAACATTGCATTTGTAATACCTAATGCTTTAACTCTCAATGCATCAGAGTTTGTTTCTATGGAACTATCATCTACACCGACTGCAAATGCACCACTTGATGCACTTAGACCGTCACCTGCCATCATAGTTGCAAGGTCAGCTATAGATTCCTTTCTACTTACATTTGAAGAACCACCGTCTATGATTGCAATACTATCTGCAGAAGGGTCTACTGTTGCAGCTGTTAATTCATTTAAATCTAATGCAAGTGATACTGTTCCTGATGTACCACCACCTGATAAACCGTCTCCAGCTGTGACTCCTGCGATATCTCCACTCTCGTCTCCAAGATAAACTGAATTACCCATTCCACTGTGATTTGAACAGTAGAAGTACATAATTGAAGGTGCTTCTTGGTCGAATGCAACTTCTGTATATGCACCACTTGAGCCTGGCGTACCTACTTTGTTATAAATTGTGTATCCATCTGACATCTCTGTTCCGTCTTCGGACTCAGAGAATCTTAATGGGTGTGAACCGTTTGAACTGTCTGATTGGTCAAATCTATAGACGATACTTGGCATTAATCTCAAAGATTGAGAAGAAGTTTGTCCGTCAAATAAGAATTTACCACCACTAACT